CATCATCGCCTGGACGTCGGCCTTGCTGTTGAGCAGGCGCGGCGAGATACCGTTCTTCTCGGTGATGAAGGCCACGGTCGGCTCCATCTTGAAGGTCATGGCGCCGGTGCCGGGCCCGAAGATGGCGTCGATCTGCTGGCTGCCGGTCAGAAGCTCGGTCAGTTCGATCTGATCCTGCCCGCGCAGGAACGGCGACTTGACGCGGAACTTGACGCGCTTGCCGTCGACCCGCAGCCCGAGGCTTTCCAGCACGCCCTGCTTGTCGAGGATGTAGATCGTCCGGTTGATGTTGGGCACCAGACATTCGCGCACAACGCGGCCGCCCGGCGCGCTGAGGTCGCGGGCGACTTCGGCCAGCCGCGACTGGATTTCATAGGCCGAGCGCGGCGTCTTGCCCGGGGTGTCCATCTCGTCGACGAACAGGCCCTTCTTGATGTTCATCCGCATGTCTTGCAGGACCAGCTGGGCGACATCGAAGCGGGCCGGCGACACCATGGCCTCGACCTTGGAGCCGATGCCCTTGGGGATGAAGGTGCCGGGGCGCAGCACGATGTTGTCGGGGTTGAACACGCCGTCGTCGTCGTAGGTCCAGACGCCGCCCAGCGCCAGCTCGGCGTTCTCGAGGATCATCTGGACGGTGAGGTTGCAGGTCTTGATCGCCGGCATGGTGTTCAGCACATTGCCGCGGCCCCACACGTCGAAGCCGGTCTTGGCCCAGCGCGTCGTCGTCCACGGGCAGGCGCCCTCGCCTTCCAGCTTGCGCTCGATGATCGCCGCCTTGTAGGCCTCGACGATCACCACATGCTTCCAGCTGGGATGCCCCGGCGTCGAGGTTTCCCACGTCGCGTAATCGACCGTGATCTCGCGGCGCGGCTCGCGCTTGAGGTCGGCGGTCATGCGCTCGGTGAACTCGGCCTTGGGCTGTTCGAGGCGAAGGTCCTCCAACGTCGTCTTGCGCCACTGGAACCAGCCGCGCACGCTCGAGCCGGCGCCCGGCAGGATCGCCAGATGGGTCGGCGGCACCGCCTTGAAGCTCAAGTCCATCGGGAAGGGGCCTTCCTCCTGGCACATATTCATCGTGCCGATGGCGAAGTCGACCAGGCCCTCCGAGACTTCCGAGAAGAAATTGCTGTTCTGCCAGCATTGATGGATGAGCATGGTCAGCTCGTCGAACTTGGCCTGCCCTTCCGGTCCCTTGAGATAGTCGGGTGCGTCCTGGCCGGGCGCCAGCGAGAAGATTTCGCCGTACTCGGGGAAGTAGCCCGAGGTCAGGCGCGAGGCGAGACGCGGCAGAGCCTGCACCGCCGTTTCGTCGTAGATCATGTCGGTGCGGTTGGCACCCGGCGGCACGTCGTAGAAGCCTTCGCGGTTGGGCAGGCAGTAGTCGTAGACCTCCTGCCAGACCTTGACCCACGGATCGCGCTTGCGCTTGGCTTCCTTTTTGCCGGTTTCCCACGTCTTGTAGGTGTCGGCGGAAATCGTGCTGTCGCGCTTGGGCAAGGCCACGACGGTCGAGCCTTTTTCCTGCGGCCGGTCGGGGCCCTGCCCGGTCTTGCGCAGGGGCGGCTCCGGTGTGGCTCCGGTCTGGCTCCGCTCAAGGGGGACGGTGCGCTTTGCCATCTTCAGGCGCCGAGAATGTCGCTGGTGCCCATCGTCCTGCTGGCGCCGTAGCCGGCGTAGCCGTTCGAGGCGAAGGCGCTGTAGCCGCCGCCACGCAGGCGCTGCTGGCGCTCGCCCTCGGTGCCCGCCGCGGTCGCGGTATTGTCGTCGGCGATGCGCTTCTTCTCCTCTTCGGCGATGCGCTTCTTCTCCTCTGCGGCAGCGCCGCCGCCACCGCCGTAGGCGGATAAAATGGCAGATGCAAGGAAACTCATGGTGTCCCCCTAGGGAAATCGCTTTTCCGGTGGCTGCATCAGCGCATGTCCGCCGCGGCGCTGCAATTCACACCACAGGCTGTAGGGCGTCGCCATCTTCAGGCGCCGAGAATGTCGCTGGTGCCCATCGTCTTGCTGGCGCCGTAGCCGGCGTAGCCGTTCGAGGCGAAGGCGCCGTAGCCGCCGCCACGCAGGCGCTGCTGGCGCTCGCCCTCGGTGCGCGCCGCGGTCGCGGCATTGTCGTCGGCGATGCGCTTCTTCTCCTCTGCGGCAGCCTGGCGATCGGCCTGCAACTGCTGGGCCAGCTGGCGCGAGCCGCCGTCGTCGTGGGGAGCCGCGCCGCCGCCACCGAAGATGGATGAAATGAAACTCATGGTGTCCCCCTAGGGAAATCGCTTTTCCGGTGGCTGCATCAGCGCATGTCCGCCGCGGCGCTGCAATTCACACCACAGGCTGTAGGGCGTCCATATCCGCCACGACGGCGGCAGGCCGAGGATCTGGCGGCTCAGGGTCACGCAGGTCGAGGGCAGCCAGCCGTTCAGGATATTGGGCCGCGGCAGGCGCTGCCTGACCTCGTAGCGCAGCAGCGCGCCGTGGTCGGCGACGTCGCCCAGCACGACAGAGGCCTGGGCGCCGGTGAGGGTGGTGATGGCGAGGCCCATCAGGGTCCATTCGATGAACAGAAAGCTGTCGTTGCCGAGCGGCCGCAGGAGGCAGACGTGATCGAACGGCGGCTTGCGCCGGCTGACGAGGCGCATGAACCAGTGTTGCGGGCCGGGCAGGAAGCAGACCAGCCAGGGGCCTTTCCAGGGGTTCTTGATCATCGCGGACTGCCGAAGCTGCCGCGATTGGCCTGCTGGGCGCTGCGCAGGCGTCCGAACGGCGAGCCGCCGCGCTCGATGGTGACGACGCGGGACTGTTTGGTGCCCTTGATCAGCGGCAGCCAGCCGCCGGTGCTGACGACGCCGTATTGCAGCCCGTCCTGGGCGTGCGAGTGCCGGTTTTTGTTGGGGCGGCTGTCGTAGACGCCGGTTTTGAGGCCGCCGACCGGCTTGAAATTGTAGCCGCCGCGAAATCCGGCGATCAGCGCCTGGCAGGTCGGAGAAACCTGCAAAGCGGGGCCGTGCGGCGTGTTTTTGACCATCAGGGCGGCGACCGCCTCGACGCGGATCAGCGGATCGTTGGTCAAGGCCTTCTTCATCGGCACGCCGACCGCCCGCATGATCTGCGCCGGCGCCTCGTCGCTGGTTTCCTTCATGTCGTCGCCCGAAGGATCGCCGTAGCACTCGAACATACAGTCCTGCCAGCCGCGGCGCTGGATTTCGCGGCCGAGCAGGCGGGCAAAAGTCTGGGTCGAGACGCCGCTCAGCAGGAACTCGTGGAAAACCCGGTACTGCTCGTTCTCTTTCTGCATGAAAATGGCGGCCGGGGTGCGTCCGTAGTCGACGCCGAGGATGATCGAGAGGCCCATCTTGGGCACGATCGGCAGCGGCGCGATATGTTGCTCGTCGGACCAGTCGGAATAGACCGGCTTGCCCGAAATCAGCGTGGCGTAGCGGTTGAGGATGTAGATGTTGATCCAGACCCGGCTCTTTCCCTGCACCATGTCGGTGTAATACTTGTCCGACAGCGCCTTGTTGGCGCGTTCCGGGTTCATTTCGTAGCCGAGGATTTTGCCGTCGTCGCCCATCAGCTCGCGCATCGCCGGCGGCTGGGTGAAGAACGACCAGCTGGCGGGCCGCACCAGCGTCCGGCGTTCCTCCTCGGTCATCCACTCGGGCGGCTCGACGTCGCCCGACATGATCGGCCACCAATGTTCCTCGCCGGGCGAGTTGGTGTCCATGATGACGCCCGACCAGGTCGGCCCGCCCTGCGCCGGCGAGGGGTAGCGATTGATGCGGGCGGTCAGCACGTCGATGATGTCTTTCGGCACCTCGCGGGCCTCGTTGACCCAGACGCCGGTGAGCTCGAGCGAGAGAAGTTTGGCGGTGTCCTCGCTCTTGTCGAGGGCGAGGAAGATGACTTCGCAATCGACATGGGTGCCGTCGGGCATCTTGTAGAACAGATGATGCTGGTACGGCGCCGACAGGGTGAATTGTCCGAGACTGTCGGGCACCCACGCCCGCCATGTCTTGACGGTGGTGAGTTTCAGTTCGGGGAAAGTGTTGCGCACGATCGCCCAGCGCGAGAAGCGGACCTTCTTGCCGTCGGCGGTTTCGTGCGGCGCCTGTTCCTGGGCGCGACGCAGGATTTCGTGGACGCAGAGGACCGATTTGCCCGAGCCGAACGGCCCGCGGATACCGCGCACCAGGTCGTCGGAATACATGAAGTCGCGGGCCACCGCGTCGGGCGGCTCGTAGGGCTTGGCGTCCCGCGGCGGCAGCGGCGCGGCGAGGATCCTGCCCTTGGCCGGCCGGCCGGCGGACATCGCCGGCTAGCTCTTGATGTCCCGCAGTTTCGCGAGCGCGCTGGCGATCGCCATGGTGTCGTTGCTGTCGGAGGCTTTGACGCCCTCGAGCCAGACCCGCTGCATGGCGATGGCCGACATCGGGTGACGGGTGACGCCGAGCCCGACCTTCTCGGCCAGGGCATCGACGCGGCGCATTTCCTTCTCGAGCAGTTCCTTGGCCGTGAGGACGTCGGTGACGAGCGGGACTTCGCCCATCATGCGGTCGAAAGCGGCTTTCAGGCGGTCGTAGCGGGCCTGAAGCTCGGCCTTCTGGCTGCGTTCGATCGCCACTTCGTGGGTCAGTTGGGCGATCTGCCGGGCGTGGTGTTCCCACAAGGAGCCTTGCAGCTCGGGCGGCATACGGATTTCGGTCGCCCGCGCCGCTTCGACCAGACCAGGCTGTTCATCGGCTGCCAGCATCAGCTCCTGGTCGCCCTCCGCCAGCGCCTCTGCGCTGCCCATCGCCTGGGCGATCTTCTCGGCCTCGGTCAGTCCCGAGGTCGGCCAGTTCAGCGTCTCGCCCTTCCGCGTGGCGCCCGCCGGCGCCGGCAGCGGCAAGTCATCACTCGCTGCGCTCGCTACCGCATCCAGGCCCAACCGCTCGCGCTGTATCTCCAACTTGGTCTTTCTCGCTTCCATGGGGTCCCCCTCTTGCTCGTTACCCGGAAACCACTCGCTTCGCTCGCTCCGCGCTAGCTCAGCTTCCGATCTACCGCCGCCTTCAGCATCTTCTCCATTATCTCTCCCCCAAGGCTCTCGATGATGCGGTCGGCCTCGTGGTCGGTCTGAAGCTCGACCGGGTAGTAGTGCATCCGCGTCCGCCGGACGACGGCCCTCAACCGTTGCAGATCAGGAAAAGAAAGAGAGGCGAGAAAACTCATGCAGCCGTGACTTCCGACAGGAGCGATAAAAAATCACAGGGGTATTTAGCCTCGAACGGGTTCGGAAAGAAAATCACGCGTGAGGGGGCCTTCCCCCCGAGCAGCCCCCGCGTTTTTAAGGGGGCCTCCTCCCGGCCGACTGATCGGGCGGGTCCCATCTACTTGGCCTCGAGCCGGGGTGGGGCGAAGGCGAAAGCGAAGCCCTCTGCCGGGACCGAACGTTGCTCGCTCCGGTTGCCGAGCCCTGCCCGGTTCAACAGGTCTTGAGAAGCTTCTAGCGCTACGCGCTGGTCCTTGCTGCGGGTCAACTTCGACACAGTTGTCAGAGCTCTGATAGCTCCTACCCCCAAGGTCGATAAGGCTAACTCGGCCATGAAGCTTTGAACTTCTGGCCTGCGGAGTTGGGCGTAAGCCCAGCCCTTGGATGCACCCAGCTTCCTTGCGATGTGGGCGATGGTGGTGCTGGTACTTGTGTGGAGGATGACGAGGGTGAGCTGATCGTCGGTCAGGGTGGGGTGCTTGCCCAGCAGATCGTGGGCGGCTGACTGGACTTCTTCCAGCGGGATGAGGGGGCGTTCGGCCGATGATCTGGCGAGGGCGGATTGCTTGGTGCGCTTCGCGAGGGTCGAGGGGATCGCGCCGGGTGCGCCTGTGGAGACGTTCTTCTTGGGCATCGTGGGGGCTGCATCCGGGGGGAAGGGGTGTGTGCCTCTTACTTTAGAGCTTGAGCTTGCGATTTCTGTCAAGCCCCTAATTGGTGAATGTAAGCGGGGCTGCATTATCTGGTTGCGGAACGTGTACCGTCTCTAACCTGTTGGGGGGTACGATGGTCCTCATTCGGTTACTTGTTCGCCGGTCGCAGCTGGAAGGCGCTACGCGCTGGTTGTTTCTTCGCCAGCGCCTGCGCGCTGCCGAGCGCTCGCTACGCTCGCCATTACGGGCTGCCCCTGGCGGCCCTCGCAAGCTGTTCGGACACGCCCCCATGCGCTGATGGCGCTTCTCGGGTCCGGCTAGGGCCGGCCCCTGCGAACGCCGCGCATGGGAGGTCCCCCTTGAGTGTCCTCAGCATCTGCGCGCCTCCGGCGCGCTATCTCATGATGCGCGCTGCTGATCGGGGCTGTCGCAGCACCCCGGCAGCGCGCATGAAAGCAAGTCTCGCTCCGCTCGGATGCCAGCCAAGTGCCCCACCAAGAGGTGAGGCTGGCAGGCGAGCCCATGAAAGCGCTCCAAGGGCGCTTTCACTCCAGTGGGCTCGCTATTGTCCGCGCCTGCGGCGCGGCTCTCTCTCTCTCTTGACGCCCGGTTGTACCATGGGGGCCCGGCTGAGCCGTCAAGTCCCTGCGAGGGGACAACGCGCCACATCGGAGCTCTCCCGCATGGACGTTTGCCCCGGCTTCGCCGGCGCACTGTACTCCCCATGAAAATGGCGCGTTGTCGCGGCTAAAGCCGCTCGCGCAAGAGCGCGACCCTCTCCGAGACTTGACCGCTCGCCACCCCCTGGCACTTCGTCTGGCGTCAAGAAAGAGAGGAAGGAATGAAGGTTCTCAACATCAAGGATACAGCCTCTTTTTTATCCTGTGACAGTCTTGTCGTGTCTACCAGCGGAGCCATTGTGGTTCCGCTCAATTCAACTTTGGAGAAAACATCATGTTGACCGCACTTCTGACGGCTCTCGCCTTCATCGTCGGTATGTTCGCCGAGCGTCTCGTCTGGGCCGTGGCGATGTACCTCGCAGCACGCTGGGTGGTCCGGCGCTTCGATCGCGCATGGACCGCCGTGAAGGCTCGCTGCGCTCCTCTCGTTGGGTGCGTGGCGGCGCTGGGCGCTGTCCTGACGATGATGGGCCGCGATGCTGGCAAGGCCCTGCTGCGGCGGATGCCGCGGCCCTTCCGCAACAATGAGTATGCCCGCTAGTCCGCAACTTCTGTTTGGAGAAACGTCATGTCTACCGTCAAGACCATCACCTACGCCACCGCGGGCGACGTTGCCCGAGCGATCGGCCGCTTCAAGGCCGACACCGAGCAGCACGACGCCCATGTCGTCGAGGCTGCCGCCTGGTTCTGGAACAAGGAGTTCAAGGGCTGGATCCGCAAGGGCACCGGCGAGGCCTGCTTCCCGCCGCCCAAGAGGGTGCGGGACAAGCGGCGCAATGCCCTGATCAACCAGACCCTGCGCACCATGAAGGCCGAAGGCTACTCGAACGCCATGGAGTTCCAGCAGGCGCGCATGAGGGCCCACTTGCAGACCAAGCGCGAGGAAGCCATCGAGGCTCAGGCGCGCCGCGAGGCCGAGGCGGCAACCATCGTGCCGCGCAAGACCTTCGACATCGCGATGTTCCACGCCTCCTCCATGGAGGAAATGTTCGGCGTGGAGGGGCTGCGCCTGCTCACCGAGCAGACCAGCTACACCATGCAGCATCAGGTCGAGGAAACCGCCGACTGGTCGAACGACCTCGAGATTTGCATCGTCAAGGAGTACGACTTGCTGGCGAATGGCTACGAGCGGGCGTGCCACAACCTGCTGCCGAAGGTGGCCGAGCTGAAGGCCAAGATTGCGGCCATTCACCGCCGCGCCATCGACATCAGCGGCGAGATCGACATCGAGACCATCGAGCAGCACGAGGACCGGATTGGCAGCTACCGCCGCCAGTACGCCCACTTCAGCCTGAAGAAGAAGGTCGCGCTGAAGCATCGGGAGCGGGCGGCCAATCTCCTGCCGTTTCCGTACCCGCCCTACAAAACCATCGCGGAGCGGGCGCAGTTCCGCGAGCAGATGCGGGCGTCGGTGAAGTCGGCCAAGAGTGGCGAGCTCTCGTTCCTTCTGGCGATGAGCGAGCGTGAGTACGCCAACTGGCTGAAGGCGCAGCGGTACACGCCCAAGCTCGACGGGGTGAACGCGAACGACGGGAGCCATGAGGGCGTGTTCGAGGCGCAGGAGGTTCATGCCGAGGACGAATAGGGTCGAGAGAAAGGGATCGGGTGGCAACACTCGGTCCCTTTTTCTATGATCGCTCCCGGCGATCGGCTGCCCGGCCAGGACCGGCATCGAGCCGGTCCTGGCCGGCGGGGCCGCGCCCCGGACCCCGCCCCGAACACCAGGTCGCTTAGCCTCGATTGGAGACTGCCATGCTGACTATTTTCAAGTTCATCAGGAGCGCCCGGACGAAAGTCCAGCGGCGCAATGCCCAGACCTATGAAATCGGCTGGGAAAATGCCCTCAAGGACTGCCGCGAACTGAACCTCGACCCACGGTCAATTATTAATTGGCACCGTGCGGGTTAACAATTGACATACCGGCAGCGCGTCCAGGCCCTGACCGTCGCCAAGCCGTGGCCGGTCGACGACAGCAGCCATTGTCAGCGCGGCTACCGCGACGGCTGCTTCCACGTCGCCCGGATGGCGCGGCTCCGCACGGCCCTAAATCCGGCTCGTGGGAGCAATCCGTCCCCGGCGAGCAGCAGGAGCCACGGATGACCCCGGACCCTATCTGGGACCCGGAATACCGGCCCTTCCCGTCGCTGTGGGCCCGGCTGAGCGCCGCGGCCGTCATCGTCGTCGGGCTGGCGCTCGGCC